TCTGTTCGAGCGCACCCGCGAGATCGAGTTCCCGGACCTGGCCGCGAAATGGTACGCTGATTTCCGGATCGACCCCCCGCCAGCAGCCCACGGCCGGCGATAAATTTTTCTCAAAACCTCCCCACAGAACGCGCACAGATGCGCTGTAATCGACTTTATCATATGTGCCATCCTAACACACCCCCACAATATTTATACTAAGTTGTTATATTGTTACAGTTACAAATTGACATGCTGTAATTTATTTTTGCCGTTTGTAAGTTATTATATATCGACAGATAGGGGCGGAAATTTTTTGCCCCTATACAATTTACCCTTGCAAAAGCCGGTTTCTGAAAAAGATCGGCGATTACAGGGCATCTGCGGGCCTTTGTTTTCGGACAAGTGCGCCAAGAAAATGTTACCATTTTTACAATAAATAGTTTAGAAAAACCTTGAAATATGTGTTGATTTAGCACGCAAAACCTTTACTTATGTATCAAGATGTGTTATATTTAAATAGGCACTGTTTTTAAAATCATTTAAATCGGAGGGGCAAAATGTTGAACGGAAGCAGAAATTTAGAACTCGGCAAAAGACAGTTTACGATCAGGTCTTTCAGAAGCAAAAACAACACGGGCGGCGATTTTTGGTGTGCCCGAATTACTGAACTTGATAAAAAATATGGCTTCAAAAGAGAGTTTCTTGAGAAGCTTTACAGCGAAGAAACAGACGAATGGGAAAACGCTTTGGTTATAAGCGTCTATGCAAGCCGTAAAGGCGTCTATGAATACAAAAATATGGGCGACGGAAACGGCAACGCCGTCTCCGGCTTTTTCTTTTTTGAGAGAAAAAAAGACGAAAATGGCATCAAGGGTCCGCCGATCGTTACAGAAATCGACAAGAAAGATGTTGAATCTTACTTGTCATAATCCCATCACCCGGCCCCGCGGGGCCACAACCTGGAGGAAAGATGGCTTATCGCACAACGACTGAAAAGGATAATCCGCTGAAGGGCTTAATCAATCATTGTGGAGTGGCTACAATGATCCGCAAGGGAAAACTTTACATAAAACTCCCGTGTGGCAAACCTGATGAGTTTGCCACCTTTAGAGAAGCTGCCGGCCAGCGGGGGTTTAAGGAGGGAAAAGAGTGCCATCACGGTGGGGGGCATTTTTTCCCGAAGTATTATTACAAATCATTAATTAGCTGAGGGGCGGGGGCCTCGAGCCCCCGTTAAAGCACAGCGCCGGTCCCAAGTCCGGCGCACACTCACCCGGCCCGCGGGCCACAGCATGGAGGGAAAGATGAAATACACACAAATCTCTGAAGAGCAATACAAAGCAGTCGGCAGCCCGAAAGCCGGCAAATTTGACTGTCGGGAAGACTACGAATATGCCCACCGGGGAAACATACATTATCTCCGGCCCAAGATGAAATTTTGGGGTATGGACATGTTTTATTTCGACCTCGGCGAAGTATATAAACATTTAGTCGCAAAAAAATGGAAGCCGATTTCTTGGGGTGTTAATGTCTCCCCCCAGTATGGCCCTTGTCATATGCCTACGGCTTACAAAAAAAGCATGTAGCCCGGGGCCTTGCGCCCCCGCAGGATTTACCCATGATAAAATTCATCTTACTAATCAACCCCGAAACCCGCGCCCGGCTGCCAGTGATCCTCGATGAGGAAAACCGGGAGCGGATGACGCCGAGAATCGAAAAGCTCGAGGCCAGGGGTTGGGTTGCCTGTACTCTCACCAGGGATGCCTATTTTTATGAGCTCGGGCGCCCCGAAAATCTATAGGAGGCACAATGATTATAAAATCTCGCGACCCCGCCACCGGCTTAACCTACGAGGGCGAGGCTGTAATCACCACGGAGCACAGCTCAAGCTCTCATGGATTGCCTGTGCTGTTGATCAAGGGCGTGCCCCTGGACGTGCAGGATGCCTCGATCGCCGAGGTGGAAATAATTTCTGCGACCCCGGAGGAACGGGCCGCGCTTAAAAAGGGCTTGTATCAGGTCAAGACGAGCAGAAAAAGGAACAGGATACGAACCAATCTCTATCTCGCCCCGGACGTAAACGAAAAACTGCTGCAAGAGCAGGCCGCGACCAGCCAGTCCCTGGGCGCGATAATTGACAGCCTTGTCCGCGATCATCTCTAATTCCCCTCCCCCAAGCCCCGCTCCGGCGGGGCTTTTTTATTTCTCCGATTTCTCCGAACCTTCCGTTCTTCTATAGACTTATCCGCAAATCCATCTCATAGTTAAAGTGCATCGCCGCCACAATGCGCCACAGAGCCTCGCCGGTACGCTAATAAAAAGCAAACCGGATCCGGCCCCTCCGGTCCGGCGAGGCTCGCCCCTTTTATAATTGATAATTTATCGGACATCAGAAATGCTTGATCAAATTCCGCTCGAATTTAAAACCGACCGCCTGAAAAAAGAGTTCCACGACCCGCGGCTTTATACTGTCCTGCGTGTCCAGGCGGTCGTTGTCGCGTGGCTGATATTTCTCTACACCGGCAAAACTGCGCGGATCACTTGTGTTTATCGCACCGACAAAGAGCAGGATTGGGTGTGTCATATCAAAGGAGGGGAAAAATATAAGAGCGTCCATCAGCTCTGGCGCGGATTGGATATTGGCGCAAGCGAGATCGACAAAAAAATCGCGCTGACAATCGTGCGCATAGTCCGCCTGTTGTTTCCCTACAGCGGGACCGCCGGGAAGTTTTCAATCCTTTATCACGATGTCGGCCTGGGCGTGCATTTTCATCTGCAGGCCGGCGCGGACGAACCGAATTACAAACCCTCAATTTCCGTCTGAAAGGAGAACGTCATGTTAAGTTCAATTATTTTCGGTATCATCCATCTGATAGCAGCCATTTTCAAAGGCCGCACAGGGAATATTATCGAGAAGCTCACGCCGGTCGCCAGGGATGTTGTCGGCGGCCTGATGGACAGCGACATGTCCGGGCCCGAGAAATTCGAGGAGGCTAAAAAGAGTATCCTGGCCGCCGCGGTGGAACAGGGCCTGGAGGCTGCTGACCATGCTATCGGGCTGCTGATCGAGATGGAGGTTACCAGGGCCAAAGGTGACGCCCTGGAGGAGATATTAGATAATGGTCTCGAGGCGGCCCGCGAGATAATCAGCTCGATCAACGCCTCTGACCTGACCTCGAACAGCGCCCGCAGGGCCGAGGCATTCAGCCGGCTGAAAGTCGCGCTAATCGACAAGGGTAAGGCACTTTTCACAAAGGAGCATACCCTTAATCTCCTGATCGAGGCCGCTGTTTCGAGCTTCAAAAACTGATGGGAGAAGCGGACTGACCCGCATAGCCCTGGCTGGTTCTAGCTTTTCCAGTTTGCCAGCCAGGGCCTCCCCGCATAAAAGGAGAAGTTTTGAGCAAACAAAAATACGAGACTCTGCTCAAAATCACCAACCGGGCAATCGAGCTTTTAGTGGTGATTAAAAAAGCGATTATCGCGGAGGTACATCAGGCGAAATATCCCCGCCTGGTGCCCTCCCTGGACGCGTCGATTGCGGAGCTGTCGGAATACCGGCTGGGGCTGAAACAAAAGATCAAGGGCCAAACCAGCCTGACCCTGAGCGAGTCCCTTAATTTTCTTCTCGAGGAACTTAAGGATTGTGAGGACAAAGAACTCAGGAAAAAGTATATCAATAAATTATCAAAACTAGCCTCCGGTTTCCTGGCCGGCGGCGAGATGGAGGGGAAGAATGAGCGAATATAAAAGAATCATTGATCAAATGAAAATAGTGATCGATGAGATGGGCAACCTTATCGGCTGTTATCCGCCGGGATCAGATCAGGCGAAAAAGATCGAGGATGCCCGCGGGATAATGATCGATGCCGTGCTCGATATTTCTATTCCCGGGGACAGCGATAATCTGGCCGCCGAGCTGCCGAAAATTGCTGGGGATCATGCCAGGCAGAGGCTTAAAAGAGCATTCGGCGAAAAAGAAAAAGCGGATGTCCTGGCCGATCTGCTCGCGGACAGCGCGTTGATTGATGAACTGAAACGGAGAGCTGGAGGCTGAAATGGGCCTCTCTGCGCTGGAAAAAATACTGACCAGCCAGGCCGCAACTATAATTGTCCTGGGCGTGGGGATTGTCTGGCTGGCGCGGCGCTACCTCGAGCAGCTCAGGCGCAACATGGAGCTGTCTGACCGGATAATAAAAATATTTGAGCTGAGGGCTGAAAAGAGTGAGAAAAATAATCTTAAAAACAATAGCTAAAATCAGTGAAAACAAAATACGCCGGCGGATGATAGATCTCAAATATCGCCTGGCGATCTGCTGGACGGATGAGGAGATCGCTCGCCTGGAGGGGAGGCCATGGCCCACGACACCAATTTGAGATCCGAGTGCGAGAGGCTCTACGTGGATGAGCTGCTCTCGCCCGCGGAGATCTGCGAGCGCACCGGAGTGGCCCTGGCCTCGTTTTATCGATGGAAAAAAGTGGGCGGCTGGGAGGAGGGCCGGGAAAACTCTCTGGGCATGCGCGACAAATTAGGCCGGCTGCTGAACAAGATGATCGACGCGGGCCTGGTCGAGGGGCAAGACCCCAGCGACCAGCGACTGCACGCGCTCCTCAATATGTACGAGCGATATGTCCGCACCGGCGCGGCGCGAGAAAAAGTAATCGAGATCGGAGATGCTGAGATGCTGCTCGAAACAATGAGAGAGATCCCCACATTAAAATCTCTGCTCGAGGACCCGGAAATCCTCGATGATCTCGGAAAAAGATTAAAAGAAAAATTGCGCTGAGACGGGTTTTTCGCTCTCCGCCCTTACATAGGTACCAGAAAATAAAAATGCACAATTTTGCACAGGGTTCTGACGGCCAGAGCTAAAAATACGGAGGCGGTTTGAAGGCCAAAAAACAGGGCAGCCTGGAAAAAGTATTAGCCGGGATAAATATCCGCACCCAGAAGCGCACGAAGCGAGACCTGCTCGACTGGATTGCGCATCACAATATCCAGCTCAAAAAGGGGACCCCGTTTTCCCTCGATGGACATGAGTACCTGAGAGAAATCTACACGGACCATCACCCGCACGAGGTCTATCGCAAGGCCGCGCAGGTCGGGATCTCGATATACCACGTGCTCAAGGCGCTCTGGATGTCCGATCAGTACGTGCTCAAATCTCTCTATTATTTCCCCACCGATGACGCTATCGCCGATTTCTCGGTTGACCGTCTCGATCCGATAATCAAACAAACCGAATATCTCAACGACCGGGTACAGGAGGCCAAAGAGGAGGGCGGCGCTTTTAATCGCGGACTCAAGCACCTGGGCCAATCGACAATCTACATGCGCGGGATGTTCACCCGCACTTCGGTTAAATCAGTTGACGGCGACTATCTGATCCTCGATGAGCTCGATGAAGCCAACCAGGAAAATCGTGAGTTTGCATTCGACCGGATCATGCATTCCTGGCTCCAGTGGGTGAGCGAGTTATCGCAGCCCTCTCTCCAGGATTACGGGATCGACAAAAGCTTCAACGAGTCGGATCAGAGATTCTGGCTGCTCAGGTGCCCGGCCTGCGGTCAACACAATTCGCTCGAGGAGGATTTCCCGAAAAATTTCCTGCGCGCTCGGGACCGCAAGGGCTATTACCGCGGCTGCCTCAAATGCGGCGCGGCGCTCGATATGGCCGCGGGCGAGTGGGTGCCGAAATATCCGGGCAAAGACAAGCGAGGCTACCACCTGAGCCAGCTCTACACTGAGATTTGCCCGCAGAACGTGGCCGACCCAGCAGATAAAATTATGGCGGAGCACCGCTCCGCGCGCAAAACAAGCGAGAAAAAAAGGTTCACGATTTCACGCCTCGGTTACCCGTATGCGGGGGACCGTCAGCCGATCACCGACCGCGTGCTCGATAACTGCGAGGCCAATTACGACCTGGGCCTGGAGGCCGGCAGAGCCACCGGCATGGGAATCGATGTCGGCGATACGATCCACGTTGTTGTCCGCGGTCAGGACCCGGTCTCCGGCCGGGCCCGGATTATCTGGATCGAGTCCACCGAGGATTGGGGCCGCCTGGGAGAGATCGCGGTGGAGTTCAAGGTTCCCGTTTTTGTGATCGATGCGATGCCCTACAAAGCCAGCGCCAAGGCTCTGGTGAGGGCGTTCCCGGGCCGGGGCTATTTGCAGTATTTCAAGGAGCGCGAAAAAATCACCGCAGAGGGCGAGTTTGAAAAGGAGGTCCCGGTCGTGCACGTGGACCGCACCGAGAGCCTGGACGATACCACAGGAGAGTTCCGTCAGCGCGACATCGAGATCCCCGCGATGGCCGGCCTTTGGGAGGAGTCCCTGGCCCGGGTCGAGGACCTCCGCGGCCAGCTAAAAACTCTGGTCAAAGACCTGGTTCAGCGGGCCAATGGCGCCACGGTCGCGGTGTACAAAAGCAATGTCAACAATCATTATGGGATGGCCGCCAACTCCGCGCGGATCGCGGAGGAGCTGGGGCCGCTCACTATCTGGGCCCCGGAGAATTACCAGAGCGCGGGGCCGCGCATAACTAAATCTCAACTCGATAAGGTCTACGGCGGATGACCCGAACTCGCAGCAGAAAACCGAAACTAACAGTCCAGGTGGGCAAAGAGATATCCAGCCCTCTGGCCGATAAATTTGCCAAACTGCTGATGGGGAAACAGCAGGTAGTGCCGGACAAAACTCTCGAGGACCACTCGACCGAGGGTTACGAATTATATAATACGATGCTTCGCAAAGACACCCAGCTCTCAATGTGTTTCCGCTTGCGCGCGCTCACGGTGATGGCCCAGGGCTGGCAGGTTCAGCCGGGCCCGGAGGACCCCGAGGACCAGGCCGGCCTTGCGGCCTTCGCCGCAGATGTGTTCGGGGATATCCGCAATTTTGATCTTTCACGCAAAAGGTTTTTCAGAGCGATCGCGTTCGGGTTCCAGCCCACGGAAATAATTTACAAACTCCGGGATGATGGGAAAATCGGCATCGAGCGGTTTGCCAACCGCAACCCGGAGCGGTTCCGCTTCGACGCAGACAACGAGCTGCTCCTGACCGGCGCCGGCGGTTTTGGCGGGGAAAAGATGCCGGCTGATAAATTCATGCTCAACACCTGGGGCTCGGATGAAACTCCCTACGGCGAGGGCTTGCTGAGAGAGATTTACCCGCTCTGGTTTTTCAAGGCCAACGGAATAAAGGAGTTGGTTCGATTTATCGAAAAATTCGGCTCGCCGTATTTATGGGCCAATTACCCGCGCGGCATATCGAAGGAGGAGCAGGATAATCTGCTCAACGCGCTTAAACAGATGATCGGCAATAGCGTGGGGATTGGCCCGCAGGGCACGGATTTCGTGGTCAATGATTTCAACCGCACGGGCGTGATCGATGTGTTCCGTTTTCTGATCGAGGAGTACGTGGACCGCCAGTACGCGAAAGCGATCCTGGGGCAGACCCTCTCCACCGAGTCCGAGAGCGGCACTCACGCGCTGGCAAAATTCCAAAGCAAAGGCCAGCAGCATATAGTCGAGGAGGATTCGCGCTGGCAGCAAGAGCAGTTGAACGAGGTGATCCGGATCGTAGTGGATATTAATTTCGGCGCTCAGCCGCGCGGGAAATACCCCCACTTCCGGATCGCCTACGAGGAGGAGAAAGACCTGGCCGCGTATTTCACCGCGATCGGTCTCGCGGTCAATAACCTGGGCCTGCCCGTGGGTGAGGACTGGCTGCGCGAGCAGTCCGGGATCCCGGCCCCGGCAGAGGATGACCTCCCGCTCACCGGAAAAAAGATGCCCGCGGTGCGGTTCCCCGCGATGGACGCCGGCGACTCTGAGCTGGATGAAAAACAGGAGGAGGCCAGCGGATTGTGAAATTCAATTAATATCTGATGTAGGGGCGAAAAATTTTTCGCCCCTACAGACGCCCTGTAATCGCCGATCTTTTTCACAAAACGAGTTTTGTAAGGCCAATTTACGTTTTTTGAGCATAAAGCCATTTGTAACTTATTGATATATAACAACTTACAAACAGCGAAAACAAATTACAGCATGGCAATTTGTAACTGTAACAATATAACGACTTAGTATAAATATCGTGGGTGTGTGTTAGGTTAGCACACCTGATAAAATCGATTACAGAGCGCCTGAGCGCGTTCTGTGAGGGCAATTTCGAGAAAAATTATGAAAAAACAGGGCAGAAAATATCTCGGCAGCCGCCGGGCGAAAATAATAGACAGGCACTACTCGCGCTCGCGCGCGGAGGGGATCAGAGTCTATGATAGCCTGCTGAAAAAACTCGAAGCCGGTCTCTCCGGAGCCTCGAGCTTCAACTGGATCGAGACCGGCTGGAACCCGCCTGCTCCCAAATATCTGGTCGAGCATGTTCACGGAGTTTTGCTTTCGAGCCGCCTAGTCGGCAAAGCGCTCCTCTGGCGGGATGCGCATCAGCGCGGGTTTTTCGAGTGGGCGGAAAAGCGAGAGGTCAGCGGGCTCGCCGAGCGGGCCGCAGCGCTCAAGTTCACGGACTGGACAGAGGCCCCGATAGCCGCGGACAGTGAAGCTTGGCGCTGGTTCCGCAAAAAAATTCCGATGACCGCAGACGAGTTCAAAGCGGCCTCGAGGTCAGCCCAGGCCGCGGCGTTCACGATTGCGAACACCGAGAATCTCAATCTGGTCAAAGCCGCGAAGGGCCTGGTCGAGGAGGCGGTGCGCGGCCAGATGACGAAGCACGAGTTTATGAAAGCCGCGAAAGACGCCTGGTCTGTCCTGGGCGTAACCAAGGCCGCGCCCTGGCACCTGGAAACTGTCTATCTCACGAACATTCACTCCGCGGCCAACGCGGCCCGGTGGAATGAACTGCAGAGAGACACCGCGGGTCTGAGAAACTTTTTCCCGAGCCTCCAGTTTCTCACTGTGGGCGACCAGGCGTGCGATATTTGCGCGCCGCTCGATGGTCAGGTGCATCCGCGGGATGATGGATTCTGGAGCACTTATTATCCGCCGCTCCATCACCGATGTAAATGCCAGGTGATCGAGGTCTCGGTGCTCGACAACGTGCGGCCCACAGAGCTGCCCGGAGGTCTGCTGCCTCCGGCCCCGGGTTTCGACCGCCCGCCCGCGCAGTTCGCCGCTGCGGATCTGATCTATAAACTTGTCGCCTGAAAACCTTACCAAAGGGCGACCGCCGCTCGCCCGAATCGAGGGGGATTTAAATGCCGGAAATCACTGACCAGGGAATCGACCAGGGCTGGTGGGATATCGCCCGTGCTGGAAAATGGAAGGGGTCTCTCGCCGGAGAGACCGCGGATATTAAAATCACTCAGCAGGACCTGGAGGATATGGCCGCGGATTATTCCACCGGCATCGAGGAGGCCGCACTCAACACGGATCACGACAGCTTCGGCCCCGCTCACGGCTGGGTCGCCGCGCTGAGAGTTGCGGGCGACCGGCTCCAGGCCCAGTTCAAACTCGTGAGCGACGAGCTTCGCGAGTGGCTTAAGACCGGAGCTTATCGCAGCCGCTCGATCCAGATGCACAAGCCGCACGCCGAAACGGGCCGTGCATATCTCACCGGCGTAGCACTCCTGGGGGCGGGTTCCCCGGCGGTAAAAGGTTTAAATCCAACACCCTTTCTTTTTCTCAACGGCGAGTCCGCGGCATTCTGCTGGTCGGGTGAGCCGGACAATTCGCAGAAATCATCCACCCAACCAGAGGAGTTCCAAATGGATGAGAAAGACCTTAAAAAAACAGTTTCGGAATCTGTCCGGGACGGTTTCAAATCTTTTTTCGGTCAGGGCGAAGGGAAAGCCCCTGTCCAGATAACCCTGAGCCAGGCTGATCTCGATGCCAAAATTCAGGCATCGGTAAAGACTGAGGTCGAGCCTGTGAAGGCCGAGCTTGCGCAGGCCACGGAGCGCGCGGACAAAGCGGAGGCCAAGCTCGCGGAGGCTTCCCGCGAGGCTGAGCTTGCGGAGTTTTCTTCCGCGCTCGAGGCCGCGAAAAAGGAGAGCAAGATCACCCCGGCCGAGCAGGAAAGTTTTAAGACGCTCGGCTCGAAGCTCGACCCCGAGGGTCGCAAAACTATCCTCGAGCAGGTCGCAGGCCGCAAGTCCGCCAGCCTGATGAGCGAGCTCTCCGCGCCGGGCGGCAAAGACCTGGCCGCCGCCACTGCGGTTGCGCGCAGCAAAAAGCAGTTCGAGAAGTTCCCGGAGGATCCGGAGCACGATGCCGCGATCAGGCTCCAGGCCGCAAACAAGGGCATGTCTTTCGCGGACGCGATTGTGCAGGTCCGCGAGGCCGCCGCCGCAAACGGGTGATGAAATTAGGGCGGGCACAGGGGCCCGCCCCTACGAAACGTAAAAATTTTAACCAGGAGAAAAAAAGTGGCAATCAAGCAGAGAGAAAAAATCACGAACTCCGATACTTTCACAGTCGGCACGACCGAGATCGCCCGCGGGAAATGTGCGGTCCTCAACTCCGGCGTAGTGGATGCCTCGGGCGCCAACGCGGCGAAGTTCGTGGGGATCACCACCGAGATCGGTTACGCAAACAAGGATGTGCGTCTCGCCGAGGGTGGCAGCACGGTGCTGGCCCTGGCCGCGGATGGCTCGATCAGCGAGGGAGACTGGCTGGTGAGCGATGCCGACGGCAAGGTAACGACCGCTGCCGCGGCCAGCCAGGGCACGGTTCAATACTTCGTTGGCTTTGCGCTCAAAGCCTCCAGCGCCGAGGACCAGCTTATCCCTGTGATGGTCTGCCCGGTCCGTGTAGACAACCCGGCGCCGTAATTTTCCTTTAAGTCCCCTCTATCAAGAGGGGATTTAGGGGTGTGTAGTCTTTTGCTTTTTCACAGAAACACACCGAAGTCCGCTGGCGCGGCCACCCCTCTTTTTAGAGGGGAATTTTCCGCCCCCCATCCCAAAGACATTGCTGATGGGGTGTGCCAAACAAAAACCCAACCAGGAGAAAAAAACATGGCTGACAGATATTCCACCCACAACCTCAACCGCACCCTGACCCAGTTCGCAGTAGAGAACCTGGGCCTCGGCGGCGCGTTCGTTGCGGACAGGCTCGCGCCTGTAGTGCGAGTGGCGACAAACACCGGGAAATACTACGAGTTTTCGAACACCGAGGCTCACCGGGATGACTACGATGCTCTGCGCGCGCCCAAAACCAAGGCGAACGAGATCGCTCGCACGTACTCCTCGGCCACATACGCCTGCCTGCAGTACGGTCTGCGGGAGCTTATTGCGGATGAGGAGCTGGAAAACATCGACCGCGCGGTGATCGACCCTGAGCGCGATGCGGCTAATCTGATTACCCGCAAACTGAGGCTCGCTATCGAGAGGCGGGTAATCGCCAAAGTCATGTCCAGCGGCGTGATTACAGAAACCGCGGCCGCGACCGCAGCATGGAACGCCGAGTCAGGCGTGGACATTGAGGGCGATATCGATACGGGCAAGCTCAACATCCGCAAAAAGGCCGGGGTCGAGCCGAACACTATCGTGATCCCGCCGCACATCGCGGTGGCGGCTAAGAAAGACTCCTCGATCAGGGACCTGGTCAAGTACACTGACCCGACCCTGCTCGTCAACGGTGAGCTGCCGCCCAAGCTGTTCGGCCTCGAGGTCGTGATCCCCCTGGCCCTTTTCGATGAGGCCGCCGCGGGAGTGGCCACCGCGGACCGCGATTTCGCCTGGGATGACAACAGCGTGCTGATCGCGTATGTAGAGAAAGAGGCGCCCTCGAAGCGCTCTATCTCGCTGATGTACCAGCTCCGTCACCCGATAAATAGCTCGCTCGATATCGCGATGTTCCGCTATCGCGAGGAGAGCAGACACTCAACCGTAGTCGAGGGCCTGATCGAGCAGACCGAGGACATAATCTGCACGGAGTGCGGCTACCTGATTACTACCGCCTATAGCTGATCATAGGCGATCATTGTTGACCATTTCCGTAGGGGCGAAAAATCTTTCGCCCCTACGGAAATCTTTTGAACCGAGAGAAAAATGGAACGAACAAAAACTGTTGAGGCGTGTGTGCTGGCGGCCATGATGTTGGACCGCAAAGCGATCAAAACCGTTCTGGACAAAAATATCTCAGAGAAGTCATTCCAGGACGAGGGACACCGAGCGATATTTAGGGGCATAATTGCCCTGAATGAAAAATCAATCGAAACCAGTCCTGCAAATCTCGCCAGGCAATTGAAAAAAAGCGGGGATCTGAAGGAAATCGGTGGCCTGCCGTTTATCTACCACACAGCGGGCGCGACACCCACCTCATTCAATGTTTCCGCGCATACAGATTTAATGCTTTCAGATGCGCATTAATTTTTTCTCGTAGGGGCGAAAGATTTTTCGCCCCTGCGGAAACCCTTTGAACCGAGGGAAAAATGGAACGAACAAAGGTCAAGCTCCTCAGGCGCTGGCACGCAGCATCCGGGCGCGAGCCCGGGCAGGTTGTGGAAATTGATGCTGCCCGCGCGGAGTACGGAATCAAGATGGGCCTCTGCGAGCCTGCGGAAAAACCCCTGAACAAGATGAACAAGGCTGAGCTGCTCGAAAAGGCGGCAACCCTGGGGATCGAGGTTCCCGAGAGTTTCACGAAAAAGCAAATCCTGGAGCTGCTCCGGGAGAAATAATCTTGTAGGGACACGGCATGCCGTGTCCGCTGGGATTTTAAATGTAGGGGCGGCCCCCCGTGGCCGTCCGAAACCAAAGAGGTGCAAAATGAAAAACAGCCCGTTACGCTGGGCAACACTGATGCTGATTGCGCTCGCCTTCGCGAGCCTGTTTGTCCGGCAGGCGGGCGCGCAGATTACCGCTCCATTAGCTGTGGATTTTGAGATCATGGAGCTCGAGTCGGAGAACGTTGTCGGCGAGCCGCTCGAATCCGCCGCTATCTGGAGGCTGGGCCGCGAGGACCAGGACACCCTGGGCCCTATTACCATGCGTGTAATTGTAACCGACAGTATCACCTGGAACTATGTCGACCTGGCTGTAACGATCCGCAAGAACGGCAGGGTCAAGAGCCAGAATCTGGACTCGGTTCGCACGGATGCCGAGCTGTGGCTCCCTACCACTGACCTGGACAACTGCCTGGACAGCCTGTTCTCGATCGTGCTCAATGACAGCCTGGGTGTGGGCGATGAGTTCACTTTTACGCTCAAGCCGGACCCGGATGATCTGACTCTCACTATTCTCTCCAACGACTCCACCCTGGTCGCGGCCGGAGACACGGTCTATTCTGAGGCGGTGTCAGGCGATTACGGGGCAATTAATCTTATACTCGATGCTTACGCACCCACAGGCACCGCGGCTGTTTGCGGAATATATACGCAGGCAAAGCTATGGGGTGGCTCATGGGCCGGGTCCGCGGATGAGCCGACTGATCGTGGAGCTTGTCTACGGGATTCCTTAGTTATGCCGAAAAGCTGGCCCGCGTGGATCAAATACACCATACCGCCCGCGGACTCTGTGAGATGGTTTTTTATCGGGGTTACGAATACGAGCAATCTTGTATTCGAGAGCGTGAAAGTGAAGGCTACGAAGTAGTGTAGGGGCGGCCCTATGTGTCCGCCCTGGGAGGGGTTGGGCGCACACGCAGGTGCGCCCCTACAGGAAACATTAAATATAATATGCCTGTTGTAGGGGCGGCCCCCCGTGGCCGCCCGATTGAAACGCACGCCGCACGGAGATTTTCAATGGATAGACTCATGAAAGACAATGTTTTTATAGGCTTTCTCAAGCTCCTGGCCGTGATATTTCTAACGCTGCATTTCTTCTTCTGGGCGGCAAATTCGGCATTCGGCCAGATAACCGGCGTGCAGCAGGTCGATTTTGAAATTGCTGATACTTCGGGCCAGCTTGCGGTATTCAATTTTGCTGAATGGAAACCTGGGCAAGGGCAATGGCAATCCTCAGTAAATGGTTATTTCCTCCAGGCCCACCGGCATCCGGATGGCTATTTCAAATATCTCGATCTCGACCCCTACGTGCGCACGGACTCGGTCGGCAGCGGGGCGGATGCGGATTCGAGCTATTGTATGACTTTTAATGGTGATAGTAGCTATGTGAATTGCGGCGGAGATGCAGCTTTCCGGGCGCTGAAGGATTTGACTGTTTCATTTTGGTTTAAGTCCATGGATGCGGCACAAGACGACTGCTGGATATTTGATTATTATGAAGGTACACAAGATGGTTGGGGTGTTTATATCCCTAGTTCGGCAGCTGGCTATATTTCAATCCCTGATGATATTGATGATAGCGGCGAGCGTCATTATAAGACGGCAATTTCGAGTAATACTTGGTATCATCTTGCCGTTGTCATGAATAATTTGGAAAACAAGATGTATCTGGATGGATTGCTTGTTGGCTCCGATACAAGCTCAACGGATTTTTGGAATAGTTTTAACGGAACAGTGTATATCGGGGCGAGACGTTCAAGTTCAGGATTTTTCAACGGTCAAATCGCAAATGTAGCAATTCATGGCGATGGCCTTGACTCCTCTCAAGTTGTGCAGCTTGCCAACGGCGAGATTCTCACAAATAATCTTATAGCTTACTGGCCTCTCTCTGAAGCCTCCGGCGGCACAGCTTACGATGCCAGCGGCAATGGGCATGATGGCACACTTACGGGCTTCCTGCCACCTGGCCCGGCGGTGGATTCCGCGTGGGTGAACAAGCGGGCGGGCGACCCAAACCATAATCGGACGTGGGGCTATCATGCTTCCGGTGCAGTGAAAAGCCCGGTAGATATTAGCAGGCCGGTATACGCCGCAAACGGCAGTTATGCAAGCAATCCAGCTTACAAATATAACTCAACGACTTTGCACCGCAGGATGTTGACCCAGGCCGGCGCAATCACGGCATGGATAAAAGTCCCAGTTGCCGCAAAGGACAGCTTCACGATATTCAGCGTGGGCGACGCGAGTGCGGATACTTACTTGCGAGCAAGATATATTTCCGGGAAAATCCGGGCTGAGCTTGTATCGGCGGGAACAAGCAAATGGAGCGCAATTACCGATAATGAAGTAATCGAGGATGACACTTGGTACAGCATAACACTGAACCACAATGGCCAGACTCCCCGCATTTGGGTTGGCTCCGCCACCGAGGAGCCGAAAATACCGCCGCAGACCCTGACCGAGAGCGATCAGGGTTACTGGCTCGGCGATATGAGTGGCCTGGACAATGCTCTAATCGGAGCCAGCCGTAATAACGGTGAATATAAAGATAAAGGCGAATTCTGGATTGCACTATTTGAAGCATGGAGTCGGGCGATGACATCCGAGGAGATTCATGACCGCAGGCCGCCATTGCTGACGACAGGAGTGAAATGATGATTGATATACAAATAACCTGGAGGGCGGGCACAGGGGCCCGCCCCTACGAGAGACATTAAAACAGCATGTTGTAGGGGCGGCCCCCCGTGGCCGCCCTGGGAGAGAACGAAGATGAGAGATTTAATTCGAGTAATATTTTTCTGCCTGATCATTCTGATTATCGCGTTCTGTCAGCGAATTTTTGGCCAGGAAGGGGAGCCAGCCGATACCGCGGATCAGGAAGGTGAGCCAGTAGACTCGGTTAAAATAGTTCCGGAAATGACCAAAAGAGATACTTTCCGGGTATTTTCTATCCCGCCAGGCCGGGAAGCGGACACTGCTTATGTAAAAATAAGAGAATACTGGTGTTTTTTCAAAGGCGAGAAACATTATTTTGTGATGGTTCCAAGAGACACAGTCTTGCCGAAAGAAAGCTGGTAAAAATGGCCTATTCGACAATAACAGACCTGACAAAATGGATCAAAGAGGATGACCTGATCCAGCTCTGCACGGATACGGCGACTGATACAATAGAGTCCGCGAGTGTTACCGGCGTGGTGAACGAGATGATCGCCAGCGCGGACGCCGAAATTGACGGCTATCTCCTGGGCCGCTGGTCCGGCCTGCGAGCCTACGACCCTGTGCCGGATGAGATAAACCGCCTCAGCGCGCAGATCGCAGTATTCAACCTTTTCCTGCGCAACATGGAGGTGCCGGAGGATTGGCGCACTCGCTACGAGGATTGTATCCGCAAGCTCGAGCTCGCGAGCAAGGGATCGCTAACCCTGGGCCTGGACACGGACGGAGTCCAGGCCACCGAGGCCGAGGCTCAGTATCGCACAGATGCTCTGGACGATGACGATGATCTCGATGACGACGACCCACGAAATTATACGCAGGATAAATTGGGGAAATTGTAGGGGCGGCCCCCCGTGGCCGCCCATCCGCGGGCGCACACAGGGGTGCGCCCCTACAGGGAATTTGAAAATGTCCGCAACCAGAGGTTTTGACAAAGCCGTAAAAAAAATCGCCGGCATGCGCAAACGGGTGCTGAACCCCAGAGAGGCGCTCCGGGCAATCGGCAAAGAGGCGAGGTCTGCGCACGTGCGCTATTTCCGCAGCGGCAAAAGCCAGGCCACCCGCGGCGGCGGCCCGCCCAAAGCGCTGTGGCCCGGGCTTACGAAAAAAACGATAGCGCGGAAAGCCAAGCTCGGCAAACCCGCGAAAAAGCTGATATTTGACGGTCTCCTCTGGAAAGGCTATACCTACAGCGTCCGAAGTAACTCGGTGCTGATCTGGAACAAAATAAAACACGCGGTGTTTCTCCAGGCCGGGATCGGCGTGGGGAAAGGGAGAAAGAGAAAGAAGCGATTTATCGTTGTAACCACGGACCTTAAACGGCACGACCCGAAGCTCCTGAAAAGAATTAATTTGATTTATAGCAGATTTATTTCTACAGGAAAGGTGCGCTAATTGGCCAGCGCAATCAAGACAATTTCGGATGCAATAATCAGCCGCCTGGTGAGTCAGGTGAGCGATCTGAACGCGAAAACAGTCAGAACCTTCTCCGGTTCGCTGGAAGATTTTATCGAGAAAACGGTGAAAAATACGCCGTTTGTCGGCGTACATCTGGCCGCGGTTACATACGATCAGTATGACACGCAAAATCGTCAGGCCGAGGAGCACCTGGAGTTTGATCTGCTCTTGATTATCAAGGACCTCCGGAGCAAATCTTACGGCAAAAAAGCGAGCTACGATTTGATTGACGATGTCCGCGATGCGCTGATTGGCCAGAGCCTGAGCGTCTCCGGCCTGAACCCGATCCGGATCGAATCTGTCGGCTACTCGGAGGATATCGAAACCACCGGATATTACGGCTATCGTATGATAATTACAACATTCCAAATCCGCGAGTAACACACCCCGGCCGGGCGACCGCCGGTCGCCCCTACGCGCGGGGTAAATTGTTGAACCGTAGGGGCGAAAAATTTTTCGCCCCTACAAGGAGGCTATCTCATGACAAAAGTCCAACGCTCCGCGAGCAAAATCGCCTGGGGCATAAAAACACAATCCGAGTTCGGCACCGCGCTGGACAAGGCCGACCTCGATCTCGACACCAAGCTCCCCGAGCCGCTGCTGATCACCACGCCGGATGAGCCCTGGACAGATCAGGGTATGATCGGCGCGGGCCACGAATGGCCCACCCAGCGCGGAGTCAAAAAACAATGGATCGAGCTCGAGCTCCAGGAGATGGATGCGCCGATTGATTTTGTCGGCATGCTGATTGCTTTATTTTTCGGCAAGATCGGCAGCTCAGGAGAGGGCGACAACAAGACGCATCTCTGTCATTTCGATGCTCTCGGCACCCTGGACGCGGCCAAAGTTACCTCGCTCGCGATTTTGGAGGATGGCAACGAAAAGTGCGTGCAGGATGTCGCGTGCAAGTCTCTCACCCTGCGCGGCGAGGGTTCCGAGCGGCTCAAGGTTTCCGCGAGCCTCCTGGGCACGAAGCTCGCTTCCGATCTCGCGACGTACACCTGGCCCACCGCGGCGGACCTGCGCTATGTCTGGAATTACGCCGGGACTTTTACGTTTGAAAGCGACATGAAAGCGCAAATCCGGAGTTTCGAGCTCACTCTGGACCAGGCGATAGATATGGACCTGGCCTGGATCAAAGTGGCCGCGGAGGCCGACCGAATTTACGCCTCCCTCTGGCCTCTCACCGAGAGCCGGGGATTCAGCCTGCGGCTCTCGATCCGCTGCGAGAGCGGAGACATAGCGACATTCCGCTCTGCGTTCCAGCAAAAAACCGAGATGGCGCTAGCGCTCTCATGCCTAGGCCTCGAGATCGGCGATACGGATGATTTCGATGAAGTCGCAATCGCCGTGCCCAAGGCCATTATCACGGAGCCGCCTGTCGAGAGTTTTGTCGGCGGCTATCAGCATCTCGACCTGACTCTCGGAGGCAACTACAACGCCGCGACTACCGGCCCGATCTCGATCACTGTTACCAATGATGTTGCCACCTATCTCACCGCCGCGAGTTGATCTCGATTCGGGCGACCACGGGGGGCCGCCCCTACGGGTAAAATGAAAATATAATATGCCTTTTGTAGGGGC